GATAAAGCCATATGCTAATCATCGTCTTGATGGATTAGGATCGTTAATCGTTAGTTCCCCTCACACTGCGGTCAGTTTGTGTTACGTTGTGTCGGGATCATATAGAATATTCTAGTTTTATATATATGTTGTAAAAAGCGCCGCAGTCTTGTGATCGGCGCCAAAAAAATATAATTTGAGAGTATGAAAAATACTATTTACGGGTGAGGGAGAATTTCATTTTTTTCTCTAATTTGGATAGGTGTGTTTTCGCCTGTCCAAAAGACAACAAAAAACTATAATATGGAGGGTTTTTATAAATGTCATACAAATTTCAAGTAGGTAAAGCCGCGCTTAGTGGTGGAGTCCTACAAAGATTAGGATCTTCGGGACAAGATTCTAGATTCGTTCTTCAAGACGATGCCGGATCCACAAAGATACAGATGTCTGCATCTGGAGAAATCTCCGGATCAGCATTGACTATTGCACACGGAGGTGATGTCTTCTTACACGTCGATGAAGCCGCAGTTGATGTCAGTGCGGATTCGATTTATTTCTACGATAGTGATGGCTCAATGCATCGCGATTCTTTCGCTGACTATGCTACCGCAATCGCTGGTGCTGGTCTTGCGGCATCTGGCGGTGCTCTTTCTGTCGATATCGATGAGCTTTCTGCTCTCGGCGGAACTGGTGTCGCCCAAGGCGATCACTTTTTGATCTCCGATGGTGGAACCGAAAAGAAGATCACAGCTTCTAACTTAGAAGACTGGATGTTCGGCAACGTTTCTGGTGATGCTACAATCGCTGCTGGTGGTGCTCTCACTATCGCTAACGATGCTGTCGAAAGCGGAATGCTTAACGACAATGTTATCTCAGGTCAAACTGAGTTGGCTCAAGGTTCTCTTGCTGCTGCTGATGAATTGTTAATTTCTGATGGGGGAACCCTTAAGAAGTTTGGTGTTGATAGTCTTGCTAAAGATGCTCTCGCGCTTACTACTGAAGCTGCGATTGCTGATGGTGACTACATCACATTCCTTGATGGCGGTTCTACTGGAGAAACCAAAAAAGAGG